TTCGTTATGTAGTATTTCTGTACCTGCGTAACATACTCTTCTATGCTCTGCGATACCATCGCCATCGTAATCTGTCTTCAGATAACACTCATAATATTCAACTAATTGCATAGTCTCATCGTCTGAGTCCATATCAGAAGGTTGTTCACCTCTTGTATAACGTGCAATTCTTTCTGGAGAGAACTCTAATGCGTCACCTGTAGGTAGAGAATATACTGTGTCTTCATCATAACCCATTGCAATCAATTCACCACGAGTTACCATCTTGCGATGTGCAACAAAAGGAGAATCTGCAATAGATCTTGCTCGTTTACTGATTAAGAATTCTTCCGGTGGTACATTTTCTACAACAACTTTACCACCATTTACAGTACGCTTTACTTTAATGTCGTGTGCAGACATTGCAGGTGATATTTGCATACCTGTCATTGGATCAAACTGCGCTTCTTGAACAATTGTTGTGTCTTGTTCTACTACTTCTACTTCTGGGTCTTGCATAACCATCGCAAGTTCGTCATCATTAAGACCATAATACTTTTCTTTAGTTACATCTGTCTTGTCTTCCCAGTATGCTTTAACTACACCAACTTTTTGTAACAATGCGTCTTTAAACCAATCGTGCATGATCTCAAAACCATTGTTGTCTTTATTGAATATATGGTTTACATATAGTGTTGCTTGTTCTGCTTTCTCTTCGTCACCTTGATTTACTGCTTCGAATACAACAGAATCGTCAGATGTGGTAAATGGTCTAAGCAATTGAGGAAGCGCGCCGTCTACTACTTCTGCTACTTCTCTTGTAATAATTTGAGACTTGCCTTCTACCTCGTTACCGTAAGGTTCGCCTAGATAATATTCTAATGCCTTCTGTCTTTCGTCAGTCGTCTCAGTTTCTAAATAACCAATTGCGTCATCTATTTCTGAGTCTAGAATACTCTTTAATTTATTGTCATCTGCCATTTAAACTACCCATGAATTGTTTATTTGTAATGGTCTGTTCCATTCCTCAGTACCTTCATCTAACCCAACTGCAAGGTATCTGAAAGCATCTGATGCGTGAGAACACCAATCGTGTACAGGTTTATTGTAGAATACGTCACGTTTCTCATCGTATTCACGTCTATAGTTGCGTAGTGCATCTATACCCTGTCTTGTTTTTATATCGAACCAACAACGAGGTAATATTCTTCTTACTGATTGAATACCATCGTCTACACCTAGTTTAGGAACTACTGTAATTTGTAATCCTGATTCCATTAACATCTCTTTACGAGACTTACCTGTTCCTAACTCTCTTACCTCCACATCATGTGGTAGTAATTGTTCTGCAGTGTTATATCCTTTTCCTTGTAACCAACTTACATAGTAATCTAGACCAACACCATGATTCTCTTCAAAGTCAATTAACCTGATCTCTTTACCTACTGTCTGACATACCCAGATTGCAGTAGAATCTCCCATACCTAAATCCCATGCACAAAATGTCTTTGCAAGACCATCGTATGGTATATCTGTTATTCTGTTCTGTAACGTTAGTTCATTCATGATCTGACCATAATATGAACCTTCTACAGCTGCACTGAAGTTACACTCGAATTCTTGATTGTATTTATCAGAACCCATTTCATTAAATGCAGACTTTAATTCAGTTTCTGGTAAGACTCCTGTCTCTGATGCTTTAAACTCCAACAGTTTCCAGTTGTCTTCACCTTTTTCTGCACGATCTCTTAACGTCTTGAAGTGATTCGCACCTTTAGGTGTACCAATAAACATACACCAACCTTGTCGATCTGCAAGTGCAGGTCTTAATACTTCACTAAACAACGATGGATTACAATCACCGATCTCATCAACTATGACACCATCGAGATATATACCACGAAGAGAGTCAATATTGTCAGCACCATACAAAGATATTCTTCGTCCATCTAGAAAGTCTACCCTGAGTTCTGCAACGTTTACTATTGCATCTAATGGTCTTGTGTATTCTTTTAAATAATCGAACGCAATACGTTTTGCTTGTGAATATGTTGGTGCAATGTATGCAAATCTAGGATTCTTCTTTTTGCATTTAGATGCACTATGTATTAACTGGTTAATTGCACTAACTGTCTTTCCAAACCTGCGATGAGCAACTACCACCGTAAAACGATGTTCTTTAATCGCCTTATGGATTAATTTTTGATGTTCTCTTGGTTTATAACCAGTGTTTTTGTCAACCTTAGTCATCAATTCCTGTAACTACATTAACGATTAATGGTTGTTCACTGTCTCCAGATAGTTTATTCTCTTGAACGACTTTACCTTCTACTCGATCCAAGACCATATCTATTGCTTTAGTGTCACCATCTTCTGCTTTTGCAACTAATGCTTCCATGATTCTTCTTGCACGTTTTGCATCATCTTGTGTGATTATACGCTTCAGAGTATCATTCAGTAACCTATTGTTTTTACTAGAATAATTATTTCCCTTGTTGACTTCTCGAGCCTTCTCTCTAGCGTCTTCTAATTGTTGTTTTTGTGCGTCTGTTCTGTCTGTCATATCGTAACTCCAAATGGGTCATTACATTCCTTTATTATATATTAAAACTCTCTAAATATACTAAACAATAATTTCTTTTGATCTGGTGATAATTGTTCGTAACTTACTCCGTAACCGGTATTACCTGACTGATAAGTTGCATCTACACCAGTTGGTGTTAATGATTGTTTAAAATATGGGTTGTTAAATGCGTTTGCAGATAAACCTAAGTTAAGACTTTCTCCGTATCCCATAGGTATACCAGTAGATATTCTACCTCCATACGCTTGGAATGGATCTTGATCTAATGGAATATCGTTATACTTCAACACTTCTTGTGGCATACTATTTTGTCTTACCATATCTTGATATTGCATCGCTTGACTGTAGTCACTATTTAATGCGCCACCAACGTCACCAAGTTCATTTGCGAAGTATCCAGATAAACCAAGTTTAGTCTGTTCTTCGTCACTCATTAGTGCTTGTTGTAATAATTCCTCAAGATTTGCCATTTCGTTCTCGTTTAAGTTGTTCCATTCTTTCCAATCTTGCTTCTCTAGACATATATAACCATTGTGCTAGATCCTCGAAATCTCTATGACATGATATACATCTGTTATCTTTCATACGACATATACCGTTACAAGGACTATCGTCTACCATTTAACTTTATTTGCCCAGACTGTCATTCATACACAATCACTTACGTTTTTTAGTAGATCTCTGAGGTTTGGCAGTTTTTGCGGCTTGTTTGAATTGTTTTGCAGTTGGTGCGCCTTTTGCTCCTGCAGTACGCATACGCTCTCCAGATCCAGCCTTAATACGTTTCCTTTTAGCGTGAATGTTTGCATACAATCCCTTTGCCATAATTATTTACCTTTTTTTCCGTAACCTTTTTTACCTTTATGTTTTTTACCACAAGCCATAATTAATCCTTTTAAAAGAAAAAACCCACCGAAGTGGGTCTTTCTGGAGACTGACGAGGAGATTGAGAAGAGAGAGAGATCCTCGTCATGGAATCTATATGCTGAGTTCTCCTACCAAGACTAAATTATACAGGAAAAACGATTTTAAGTCAATCACAAATCTAATCTACGTCCTACAATGGTTAATAAATTGTCGATTGCAAGTTGTAGTTTTAATTCATAATACATAGGTTTCTTTGTTCCTAACCATCTTGCCCATATTGCTTTACGTTGTTCATTGTCTAGTGAGTCTATTACTGCGCTTATTGTTCTTACTATTTCGTTATCTGCTTCCTCTATCATATCATCAAATGATGTAGATGATGAGTTATTTATACCTATACTTCGTGATGGAAACCCAAGCTTGTGGTTATCGTGTTTCATATATCGTTTCCACATATCCATGTAGTCCATTAATAATTCGTATTGCATTTACATATCCTGAAATGTTGAATACAATTTACGACAAATCTTCTATCTTGACTTGCCATCTATTTCCCTCTTTATAAAATCCCCATAATTCTATTCTCATACCTGACTCACGAACAACACCAACATTTTCATGCTCTGTTATCTTTTTGCGCCTTGAAGACATATTACTTTTAGATGTTACTTGTACTAATAATACTTCGTCTCGTTTGATTGCAATAAAGTCTGCAAAGCCAAACCCATCGTGTTTTCTTTTAGAGAACGGACACCATCTTTCCATTAGTTCTATTGTATAACCTAATTCAGTCAGTCTTTTTCTTGTCTGTTGATTTAGATTTGTTTTCATTCTTTTTAAATATCCTGTCCCAGTTCTCTTCGAACTTCTTAGGATCAGGAATTGGCCTTGGTGCTGATCCTTTTCCCATATTCTTCCTTAGTTATCTTGATAATATCATAGTTATCGTTACTATCTGGAATGATTATACCTTCTTTTCTTTTTAGTTTGTTGTTTTTAAATGGTGTGTAATCTACATGATGATGCCACCTACCAAACTTGTATACAACACTTGCAACGTCTGGGTGCATATCTTCTAACATTTGAGACTTGTTTTTTGTACCTTCGTTTGCATAAAATTCTTCAGTGTTACCACCTTTTAATTGTTGTGTACCCATCTTCCCTTGTAATAAGAAATTAAACTGTACTGTACACAAACCATCTTTCAACATTCTTAATGATAGATCAGTGTCCTCATTATATCTACCTCTCCATCTATAAGGCATATCATTTCTAATTAACAGACAACTGTAGATTCTTGTGTTCATCATAATTGGTGGTCTACCCTCTGCAGGAGGACAAAAAGTTGTGTAGTTAGGCCCTGCTTGTGCAATGTTTTCGTATCGTAATACAAAATCTTCACACGCATAAAACAATGTTCCGTCTTTTACAGGAGATCTAACGTTCTTATTAAATCTATAGAAGTGTCCTATGTTATCGTCCATGACCCAATGCCAGTCATGACCC